GGCGGATATCCCTATCCGGCAAACGTTATTAACCATATAATAATGTTTTGCTTAATCCAGACTTCTATATGGAAGTTGTTGAAAATACAACACTTTGAGAGTCAGATTGCGAATCTAATTCAAGATCTATCTCGAGGGTGACACCTTCTTAAACTGACGTCCCTTTCGGGGAACAGCGTAAAAAGTTGTAATCCTATTTATATTAGACTTACTTTAAAATAACTGATGAAATTATTAAACTTCAAAAGTCGTTTTGCTGCAAGACAACGTATAAGTAGTAATATTGTAACTTTGTTTTCGTTACGTGAGGAGCGATCCTTACGGAAAGTTTTATCTAGTTACGTGTGGAAAATTATTTCACTCGCAACTGGAAAAACTAAAGTTTCACCTAGACTTAGAAGATTTGAAAAATTCCTTAGTTTGGTTTTTAAAAATTTTAAAAACCATGGGGCTGCTTTTACCATTAAATGGTTAAAGGCTTGCCACATGACTGTGCAAAGAAAACTTTCGTCTTGTCCATGTGAGTCTCTTAGAGATGTCGAACCTAACCTTCCATTGCCCCGTTTAATTAACGGGTTACCTAGTTTTATAGGTACAATGGATCGTAAGATGATCCGTGAGGGTCATCCAGGTACTATTCGGCTTTGGTTATCCATTTTATCGATTTATCGGATCCTTTCGGGTCCTTTAAGTCCTAAATTGAATACCATTACTGATAAGTATAATGGTGATCACGACATTATCAAAAGAATCATCATGGTGTCCAAAGATGTATATAATTTTAATGTGAAAGAGAAGGTTATTCCTTCTTTTATCTCGAAAAATTTAGCCTCTAATGATATCCATAAAAGTCTTAGCGCTGGTCCGAATGGTCCAGTCGCTGCTACTCAGGTTATCACAGATGCAATAGCTATGGCTAAGTATCCCGAAATATATAATCCTTTTGTGAGTTATTGTAAACTTACAAAATCGGTTATTATCGAAATGCTTGACCATTCTATTAATTTTTCCTATGACATGATTGTTAATCATGGCACAGATTGGATTAAGAGATCCTCGAAAATATCATTTGATGATATTGCTCTTGGAAAACTTTCATTCAAGGAGGAAGCAGCAGGTAAACTCCGAATTTTCGCTATTTGCGATATTTGGACTCAAAGTTTATTTAAACCTTTGCATGACGAATTATTTGCATTTTTAAAAGGATTACCAAATGATGGTACCTTTGATCAAGATGCGTCGTTTGCGAGAGCTTTAGAGAAAGCCCAGGTTAATAACTGTGGTTACTCTGTTGATCTTTCATCGGCTACTGATAGACTTCCCATCGATTTACAAGTTGGTATCTTAGACTTCATGTCTGGATTACCTATTGGAAATTTGTGGAAAGAAATATTAGTTCTAAGACCTTATATGGTCAGAGAAAATAAATACATTAAAGACATTGACTATGTTCACTATAACACAGGTCAACCTATGGGTTGTCTGTCTTCGTGGGCTATGTTAGCTGTCACTCATCATTTCATTTTACAAACTTGCGCATTCCATGTTTATGGAACTCGACGTTGGTTTTCTAATTATGAAATATTAGGAGATGATCTAGTTATTTTTGATAAAGCAATTTATCTCGAGTACTGTCGATTAATGGACCTACTGAATGTAGGAGTTAATCCATCCAAGTCATTATTCTCAGAAGGCGCTTCTGCAATTGAATTTGCAAAACGTACTGGGGTTAATGGTAAAGATGTTTCTGGTTTAAGCTTTAAACAGTTTATAGCAGAGGACTCGGTTATGGGTCGAATGAACTTAGTTCTTTCGGCCTCTAAACGAGGGTTAATAACTTCTATACCACTAATCTTACGATTATTGGCAAGAACCAAAGGTGATCAATTAACTTCTTCTCCGAAAGGAAAAGAGATGTTAATGACCTCACTAATGGGGCTATTAGGATATTTTGTTAATAATAACAAAATTTCGCTTATAGATGCAGTAGCGTTCACAGTCGATCCTCATGATGAGGAGATGGAGAACTTGGATAAACCAAGTCTTCCGTTTACTATGACGTTGCATGAAATCTTTAATTTATTTAAATTAGAGACTAGTGTTGCGCCAGCTAAATGGGAGCCTTCGTGTATATCATCTTTCGATGATCGTAAAGACATCGCTAAGACGGAGATTGTGCCTTTTATGGCAGATTCTATGGTCAGAGAAGCATTATCACGTTCTTTGCTATTTGCAAATAACTATGATAGTCTTTTAGATGAATATGCTCATTCCCTAATCAATTATGAAGTTGGTGTATCTGTTTTCTCGAAAATCGAGTTAGCTCAGTTACGTTCATTTTCGGAGATGTTTTTATTGAAAAATAAAGACCCTCAAGATCTTGCAGATGAAGTTTATGACTTCCTTCTACGAGCTCGTGAGCTTCCTACTATGAAAGAAGCTGTTCATTTCGTTGAAATGACTGACAATTTTATATCTAGTCTTAAATTCGAACCGAATTCAAGAGTTAATAAAACTGCTGAGCTTAGCTGGATGGCAAAAGATATTTCTAATGCCGGAAAACTAACAGGAACTCCTTATTGGAGACTTCTAAGCTAGATGAAACCGTAACATGTTACGATAATACATACTAACTCAGGATGGATCCTTATCGAAAGCTGCGAAAGCAGTGATAAGTCGGGGAATAAGAAATTTGAAACCGACCTCTATGAGGTGGGCCATCATCCTGGGGACGTTGTTTCTCATTGTAGAAAACACCGTCAAGCGGGTTACTTGTCGTTAAAAATTAACGGG